AAAGTTACATAGTCCGTGTAGGGCGGACACTGTTTTCCCCAAAAACACAAACATATGTTCGATAAATCAGATCTTAAATTCGCTACCTAAAAGTTGATCTATTCCAATTTGTCAATAGTAAAAATGCACAAAGATCTACTAAATCTTTGTGCATAATGCATATTGATTTTTAAGTTTTCAGACAATTCAACAAGTTTTCAAAGTTGTTCGTACAACACGAAAAAACAGTGTCCGCGGTAGACGGACACCATTAGTCCGCCTAGCACGAACACTTGTTCGATGTGGATAACTTATTCCGATAACATGCAAATTGTAGTACCGCAAAAAACGCATCCAGTAGGTTCTTGCGTTTGGTAGTACAGATATTTATTATTGTTTATAATTTGTATATTATTGCTACGAGTAGCTAAAATGTTATCGTGTTTGTGTATTAAAGATTGCCATATACTAAAATTGCTTACCTTGTAGCCGCTCTGTATTACTTTTGTCAGATCTAGTTGTGCAGTGTAAGAAATAAAATTACATGGAGCATTCCCAGTAAATATAACTCTATGAAACATAATAATAATATCATTTATCTTTAGCGTTGTTATATAAACTTCTACATTTACCGGAGAACCGCTTATCATGGTAAAATCTTTTTTACCAAAATGCAAAAATTTGATACTTGGCGTTATTTTATAGATTTCTGATTCCAACGACTGGTCAGCGTTTTCTCTGTTTTTGATTTCATCATCAATTTTTTTGTTTAGTTTTATATCTTCGTTTAACCTTACTTTTGCTTCATTGTAAAGCGCTTCGTCGATTTTTACAGTTCTATCAAGGTCTGGGTCTTCCGTGGTACTCTTGGACACCGGAAACTTATAGTGTTCTGTTTCATAAATTAAATTTTCGTCCGGATGATAATCTTTTTTATACGTATTACACACCTCCTACATTATTCTTAAACCAATCTGGCGTAGTGTTTGCAAGTTGAGTTTTTCCGCCCTCATAAATGTAAAAATTGCAATCGTCTCCGTTCGCAACATCTGCCCACATAGGCACAGTAATTTTAAACTGTGTCGCGGCAGTTGGTTTTGGCGGAAAAACTATAACCGCCGGATAATATGTTACTTTTGTATGGTTATAAATACTTGCACCTCCGAAAGATGGATTACTTAAAAAATTTGACAAATAACTATAAGTAGCATCGTCTACGGAGAATGAATCTGTATTTAAAAGTCCAATATCCTTACCTCCCTCTACTTGCGTGACACTTGCGCTAAATCTTGCCGAGATAATAGCACTAATAAATCGAATAGTAACTTCGGGATAAACAAGATCTTGCCAATCCATCGAACCCCTATTGAGATCGCTAATCTCTGCTCCCGCCGCATGAAGTTCCACATGTCCATGTCGCTTAATTGGTACGCTATTAACAAGCACATTAACATTTGTCGTGTCTCCTTGCACATTATTGATTTTTGTATTCAATTCGTTTATTTTATTGTTGATTGTTTGCTGATAGTTATTCCACTCATTTTCGATTCTGGTTAAAAATTCCTCTGTTTTTTTGATTAACTGGTTAATCTGATTAACATAATTGTTAAACTGTTCATCCCAGTTGTCAATTTTTTGCGACCATTCACTCCATGTTTGCACCCACTGGTTCCACTGCGTTTTCCAACTGTTAAAAGTTGCTTCCCAACCGTTCCACGTGTCTACCATGCTATTCCACGTGTCTACCATGCTATTCCACTCGCTGATAATCTGATTCAAAAGTTTCGTTGCATCTTCGATAAACTTTTTTTGCGCATCTGTAAGGTCATTGACTTGTTTAATAAGCTGATTAAGCATTGCGCTAATCCGGCATAATACCTCATAATACGAGAGCGCATCATCATAAACAAGTGGTTGAGTTTTTTGCAACCAAAACGCAAAGTCCGGAAAGTGTACGTTGTACAGACCGGAATTAACGTTAGGGTCAAACGGGTTAATTTTGTTCGCCATTTCATTCTCCTTTCTATCTCATCCAATCAATAGATAAGCCCAAGTTTCCGCGGTTTCCATATGCCGCCATATTAAAATCGTTTCCATGTTCGGAAAAATCATCAAAAATTGACATAAACAATTCCTCACAATCTGCAATAATCGCATTATTAACGTTTACAATGTGCTCGCGGTACATAATAAGTTCGTTCATTTTACTGCCACGCCATCCTTTTTCTGTCCGATGGCTAGTGTCTACAACTGATGTATTACTCTTACCTGTGTTTTTCTCACTAACTGCGCGGCTGTCCTCTTCTGTGCTTTGACCTCTAGTCATGCCGGACGCATAGTCCGTACCGGAAAAATTAACTTGTGGGTTATCACTGTTAATACGTTGATCATTAGCGCTACTATTGTTAGTGTCGCTCATGGTTCTGTCTGCTTCTGATGTGTTGTTTCCGTCGCTCGTGTCAGTGTCGTCAAACGTCATATTTGTATTTTCTAAAATTTGCGCCACGCTTAAATTACTGTCATACATTGCTTTGTATCTAGGCATGTTGCGCCGTAATGTATCATTAAGTTTAAGCTTAAAAAGACCAATCGTTTCAAAACCGATCTCGCACATGTAAAAGTGTATGATAAACATACGCTCAAATTCTGTCCGGCTTGTTTCGTCATCATTGTACCACGGATAAGTAAAATCAAAAAGCTTAGGCATACCTTTTTCGATTTTGTCATAAGTAGTAGCGTTTATATCTTTCCAGTCCGTAAAGCTTTCGATGTAGTCTCTAAGTCTGGTTGTATATGTCGCCATTTTCGCCACCCCCATTCGCAAGGTTTTCTTTTCGCTCCACGCCTAAGCCGTTACCAATGTATTGCACGTCAACATTAAGCCCAAACAGACGGTTGATTTGATCGCACGCGCGCTTTCGCACACCTAAAAAAGATTGTCGGTTAATTAACGTGAGGTCAGCATCTTGTTCGACTTCGCTTGTAATTAAACGCTCTTTTTTTGCGCCGTCAATGTTACTAATACCAAACTGCACGCAAAAGTCTGCGATTTCCTGACGCATAGCTGTAGTGAGATCTCCAAACACGTTAGGCGCATCAAGCTTAAGTACTTTGACATTATCGAGATTTGTTACACCATCTTTAACGGCAATAAATGGCACAAAATCATTATATTGTTTAAATAGATTTTTTATACTTAATCGCTGATTTTCGCTAGCCGCTATAGCTATTGGCGTTCTCTGTGCATATATATTTAGGTTTCTTGTCATCCTCATGTTAGCCAAACTCTCCGCGTACATCTGCACATAATCTACGCTTGGGTATCCTACGCTACTATCCCAGATAATAACGCTATTATTTTTTCCTAAGGTTTTAAAATACTGTTGTGCGTAAGCAAATCGCATGTTCGGCACTCCGTAGATGTCCACATTGCCGCCAAGGTTGGTTTTCATAGCTGCATATTTTTCTAATACATCATCTTTAAAAAAGACAGCCTGCCCCCACCAAAAAAGATAGTCCTCTATCACTCGTGGTGGTATTTCATCTGGCAATCCTATCCACTCAAAGCGGTTCACAATCATTTCGTGTAGCATATTAAAATATCGTATATAATAATTGCGATACTGCGGCACGCTGAAATATTCTGCGTCTTTCGATTGATTTTTCATTTTTACACTCCTTCTAATTATTTGACAAGCCATAGTTTCCAATGTCGTTGGTGTGCCATATTGTCACACCACGATCAAAAATAGATCGCAAAATGACAAGGTAATCTAAATCAATGTTTCCGCTGATTGTGCAATTACGTGTTTTGACAAAATCCCACGCGCTCCGGTTGTGGATTGATGGTGTACCAATCTCGCCTATCTTATAGCCAAACATTGAAAAATAATCATCAATTTTGCGTGCATACTCTGCGCGAATTTGCATAGGATAATAGCTGATGTGATCGTTACCAATAATCTTACTAGCATTTCCGTTAGAAGTAGTTACGTTTCCGCTCGGTTGCAAATAATGATTAACTACGGCTTTAATACCGTCTCCGATAACTTCCGACCAATCAGTGCTACTAAGTGTCGCAAGTGGGCTAGACTTAAAAGCATCACTCGCGGCTTGCTTTCCTGTTGCTATGGCGCTTCCCGCTCCACTTGCCGCCGCACCTAAAAATCCAAAACCCGCACCAGATAATGCCTTTCCAACTCCGCTAAAAACTCCGGCGGCTGTGTCAACTCCCTGTGATACTATACCCCCCGCACTCATTAAACCACTAGCACCCGCTGTACTTGTCATCTGTGCAACATATGCTTTGTATGCGTCTGTCATAATTGCACATTTCGGATAATCCGAAAAAGTAAGCATATCAGTATAATCCTGTGCAAAACCCTTATACTGGATTGGATAAGATACTAATAACGGGTTAGGTGTCATTGCTACTGTGTAGGTAAAACTACAAGCATTACTGGAAAAGTATTCATATTTGTATTCGATACCCGTACCATTATTGTTATTTCCGTATAAAAAATTATAAGGATAGCAAAATAACTTTTTGTTTTTTGGTACATATCCATCAATATTGTCGTATTTTTTAGGCAAATTTAATTGCTTGAACTGTGTTTCTTCGGCAATAAAGCTAGTTGGCATCATAAACGCGTTCAAAATTCCGTCAATCGTACCGTTTGCGTTAGCGGTAATTAAAAAATCGTTTACGCCGTCTCCATTATCGAAAACGTTAAAAGTGATAGCAGTATACACACCATCTCTAAATTCTCCGCCGTTAAAATTTCCGCTCTCGTCAAATGCGCTAGGTATTACAACACTCATAATGTTTCTGTCACTTAATTCCGGCGCGTCATAATTCTGCTCTGCCTCCTGTTTAACAATATATTCGCCTGTTTCCAATCCTTCGGGGAAAGTGTATTTACCTATAACATCATCAGACTTTTTTACAATTTGTCGCTCGATATAACACTTATTTAGCACCATATCAAATTGGCAATTTGTCCAAACGTCCATGATAAAATTCACTCTGCACGAATTAACCGACAGCGGTTCGACATTTGTTATAAATCCATATGCCCAGTTGTCCATATATCCTACGTTTTTAAAAGCAATATAGTTCGCACTGTCTGCATACAACTCATTGACAGGTGCGGCAAAGTCAGCATAACCTCTTTTAACTGGCGCGGCATTGTCAGTGCTATAGATTGCCTTGCTATCAACATATGCGAAAAGTTCTTCTCGGCTGTTAAAAAGTCGCACGTGATTGTAGGAAGAATCCCACGGAATACCACGGCATATTCTAACTTGCGCAACAGGTGCAATTCCATCTACATTTTTTTGTATTGGCATTGGAATCATATTATCCATGCTAACCTCATTTCTAAGGGGGCATTAAGCCCCCTTGCTGATTTAGTGATTAACTGTAACAGTACCAGTACCACTTACTGTACTCTTGTACCTTGACGTAGCTTTTACGGTAAGCGTTGCCGCTTTCTCGTCATTGGCAATATGCAAGATATTCGACCCCGGAATAAAACTTGTATACTGGCTTGTCGCGCCCTCTACGTCAAAATCGAGCATCTGCGGCGTGTACTGATCTGTGCCTGTTACTAAGGCTGTAACCTCAACATCAGTTCCCACATTTCCGGCGGTATCTGTAACGCTTACGGTTGTAAGACCGACCGTATCTGTCGTAAAAACAATGCACGGAAAAAAAGGAGAGTAGGAAAACATTTCACTCATAGTGTAAAAGTAGTTCCATGTCAGCGCCGCGCCGTTTCTCGAATCGGTCAGTGTCCGGAAATTCTCACGTACATTGAAAAATCTCATATCAAACAGCGCAAGCTTGATATTGGGGTCGTCAAACTTGTCAATGATAATTTTGCGGACATTGATGTCAACTTTATCCATATTAAAGGCTGTTGCAAGCACTTCAACATCTAACTCTGCGTCAATTTCCGGCGTTGTGATATAAAAGATTGTCTGATCGTTTGCGCAACTGTCTGCTCCGGCAATGTTGTACTCGGGATGGGGAAATTTCATCTGACCGATGTAAGCCTTTACAAGCTTTGTCAGCTTCTTCGCGTTTTCTGCGCTCGCTGTAGGGTCTGCAACATTGACCGCATAGAGCTGATCTGCCGCGCTCGCGCTCTCAATCAGACGCTTCATACACAAATATTCATCCCAATTTGCGGCGGCAAAAAGACTCTGTACTTTTGCATTGATTAAATCGCGCACACCATATTCCGACCGGAACGCTGTACGCAAGTTGTCAAAAGTGACTGTAACCGCGTACTGGATAGCGGGTGTGATCTTGTGATACGCCGCCATGACACTTGACTGATAGTAGGCATACAGTTCTGCAACGGTTGCGAACTGGTTAAACTGCTTACCTTTTGCCATGTTGATAAAAATTTCTTCTTCTGTACCGCCGTAACGCATCGGGTCTCTCTTAAGCACTCCGAGCGGATTCTCAAAAAAGACTGTCTCGATTCTCTGCTCCATAATCTGTTCTACTAATGCGTTAGCGAACGCATTTCGCAACGGAACGATGTTCAGCAAACTCTCGTATATACTCGAGATATTCTCTGCTGTTGCTTCCGGTATTCTGTTCTGATACTCCAAGCTCTGCATAGATCTTACTGCGTTTAAAATGGCTACGTTCGTAGCCGGAACTTTGTTACCCATTTTTTTCTCCTCTCTTACTCTGTACTGCCGTCAAAGTCAAGCATTTCCGGCGTTACATCTTCTACTACGCCAACATCTGCTTTTGGCTCTTCGATGTCTGCTTTCGGTGTTTCCTGTCCCGCCAACATTTCGCCAAACCGCGCAATGTACTTTTCGCGCAAGCCCTCATAGCGTTCTTTGTAGCCGTCGTCTGTTACATTTGCGCCGCTTCTGATAGATTCTGTAATCACATTGATTTCTTCGTCCAATTCTTCCGGCGCTTCGATCTTTCCCAAGATCGCTTTTAAAGCTTCGTCTGCTGTCATTCTTCTACCTACCTTTCCCTAAAAATGGTTTTAAATAGTATATAAACGGCGTTTTTCTCGCGCTTGGAATAGGCGCTACACCGGATATATTGATTGTACAATTTTGATAAATATTTGTATCGCTTAAAACAAAAAAACGTATAATAACTTTTTGCAATGCTGTAGTATTTACTTTGATATAACAATAACCACTAGCTTTTTTAACAAGTTCCGCACCATATGGTACATTAACTCCCCAATCATAATTTGATCTTACATTAAACCTAACAACAGTACCAACGTTTGCTCTCTGGCTATACGGTGTTACGTTAATTTCGGGGACGGGTGGCGCGGGTCTGTTTATACCAATCTGGCATTGCGCAGTAACGCTCCTATCATCTGCCAACCAAAAGTTTACAACACTTGTAACTTGTGCACCGTTTGCATTGCCGCTAACGATCAAAGCATTAGTTTCTTTTGTTGCGGTTAGATACTGACCGATGTTATAAGTCCATTCCGAGTTAGCATTAACACTAATTCTAATACTTTCCCCATCTACTATACTAGCACTAATAGGGTCTATTGTTAACACTTTTATTTCCGGCGGTAAGTTACCGTGCATATCATCGTATACGTCCATACTACAAGCATAGCGATAATCTTGTACATCTTGCCCCTGCAAAGTTGGATTTTCAAAATTTTTAAGTACGTAAGTGCTTGCCGTCCGCATATCTGTAGCATTACGCAAAACCTCAAGAGTACTAGCGTATGAGGTTTGTAACTCATAAGACAAGTAATAGACAGCCAATTCAACGCTTCCGATACTGCTATAACCGCCATTTTTCCATGCATCATAATATCCAGCTTTTCGTGATGGAAATGTCCATTGTGCCAACCCATAACCCTTATGCGCTGTATCTCCGTCTAAACCGCTGTTTATAAATTGTTCGCGCGTTATAGTACCATTATCTACACTGTTAGTATAAATACGGCTTCTATTAAAAAAATTTGTACTATTATTATCGTTTTCGCACCTATAAGGCACAATTCCACTCTCCGCCCATAAGTTACCAAGCAACGCGGCTAAGCCTATTTCGTTGTTGATTAAATTATATAAGCCGTTCCAAACTGCTCTAGTGTAACCATAATCACGATAATCAGATCGTCTACCCATCACATCAACCTCACACTAAGTATATCAAGCACAATATCTTTACATTTCAGATCTTTAAATCTTAACAATCCCAAGTCATAAGACCGTTTAAGATAGTCATAGATAAAACTCTGACTACTCAACATCAAAGTATCGGCGTTATGACTGCTCGCGTCAAACGTAAACCGATATTTACAACTCTGATCGACAGTATGATCTACATATACAATTCCTTTTTCGGGATACTCTCTAATTGCGTAGCTATCTTTTCCGCAAACAAGCGTAAATATATAACGGCTGTTTCCGCTAACAGTCTCTACAAAAGCGCTTGCATCACATAAATACACGCCATCGGCGCTACTCTTCTGATACTGGCTATTTTTAAACACTTTTGCAAATTTGCTTTCATTCATTGCGTTTTGCGCATCTTTGTTAATAACAAATTGTGCAACCCATCCGTGCCCTCTTAAAAAATTAGTGTTATCCCGCAGTCTTTTGTGTATTCCAAAATAAATAAAATACGGATTAAGAAGTGTTACATAGTTTGCCATTAAATAAGTTGGCACTTCTCTTACCTGTTTTCCTTTACCTCTACAAATCGTTCTCAAAGTACTCTCAAACTTTGTTATTTCATTTTTTAAATAGCCATTGTTTTCAAGCACAAATTCATCAAAAACAATCATACTAACATCTTTAAACATTGGGCTGTACTTTTTAAGTTTATCACTATTGTTGAAGTATACCGCGTATCCAAGTAGCACAACGTTATTATCTTTATCATGTAGCATCATTGCACTGATTAATCCTTTTACAATGCTTTTATTAGTCACAACTTTTCCATACTCGGGGTAAATGTCCAGTACATCTTCATACATTTTTCCACTGCTCGATATTTCATCCTGTGTTCTGTATAAAAAAACAACTTGCTTATCATTCTGCACATTTTTTAAAGATTCAATTAAAAGCGCTGTAGTCTTTCCGGCGCTACGGTTTCCGATAATCATTCTTAAAATCGGTTCATCGTTATCTAAATCTTTGACATTTTTTATACTATCAAGATTATAATAAGACATTACGTTTCCTCCTCAAACTGGACTAGCGGGAATCGAACCCGCATTGACGGAATCAAATCCGTTGCCCTACCGTTAGACGATAGTCCCTAGAAATGTTTCACGTGAAACACTTCTTATTTTTTCGGTGCTTTCTCCAAGATTTCTCTAATCTTTTCCGGCACTAAGCTTTTATTTATCCGGCTGACATTTTCCAAAATACTGCCGATTTCCATTAAAATAATATAAACGCAAATAGTCTCGAGCACCGGAACACTAAATCCCATATCAAGATACGTCTGCCCGTAGTCAATCAGAAACCCAACAGCCACAATTACGATCTCGCCAAACTTGTTAAAAAGACCATCACGCATGATCGAGCTGTTAAAATTATTGTTTTTAACTGCCATAACAATTCCGGTAATAAAATCAAGCGCAATAAACAACATTACAATTACGATACTCACTTTTTCTCCTCTTTTCTGCGGCGGTAGCAATTAACAGAATTACCGCCGCGTTGATGGTTTAGAGTTTCGCGGTATCGGCTTGCACCAACCACGGCGCGGAGCACGGTTTTTCCCGTCGGTTTACGCTCACAAAAACCAATCCGGTACTACTCCATACACTCCAATTAGTCGGACATAGGACATTTCGTAAGGATTTAGGAGGAATTTACTAATTGAAGTGTATGCAATAGTACCAAAATAAAATTATGTTTTATGTCATGTACGGCAAGCCATGCCGCTCCATGCCGGTTTCGCCGTACATGCCATAATGCCATTTCTACGCCGTACAATGCCGTGAATGACATTGCACTCCGATCTTACCGATTAAACGGATTGTACGGCTCTGCCGGAACAAGCTTTGAAATGTCAATGCCTTTGAGGTATGCGCTCTGGTATTTCTTGCCCTTGTACTTACCCTCAACAACCTTAAACGCAATTTCCACTTCTGAATCTGCGCCGATCTCTTCCGCCTTAATTGCTGTTTCATCTTCCGGTTTCTGTTCAACTCCGTCAAGATAGACGGGGAAATCAAACTGCGTGTGAGCCTTTACAAGCTTTGTGCCATCGTCGGACGTTTTAATCGGACAGTCAATCTCGGTGTTCAGACCCGCTTTTGAGATCAGATATTCCGCGGCATCATCTGTGATCTCTACCATGATGGAAAACTTGCCATCGTTTGAAAATGTGGAATAAACCTTACCTCTTGCGTATAACATAATTTTTCTCCCTTTTCTCTAATTGAATTTAATGTTAAATAATGGTGCAAGCATGTTTCACGTGAAACATTTTAAGTGTTGCTTGCTGTGATCTTTACTTCTTTGACGCTTTGTAGGCATCATACTCTTCTGCTGTCATTGAATTCTCAATGAACGTGGACAACGGCATAAAGCGGGTTTCCTCTTTCCGGTCAACCTCGATCAAATTACCTTTTGCAATACCGAAAGACTTTAAAATCTCGTCTCTCTCCGCCGCTGTAGTAATCTCATGATCCCATTCTACAAGGTCTCCCATTTTAATGCCGTCTGTTGGCGATACCGTCATGATCTGGTATACTACTGTTGTTGGGATAGTTCTGGAAATTACCTTTTCCATTTTGTTTTTCCTCTCTTTCTTTGTATAATGTAGCGAAAACTGCGTAGCTTATTATAGCTTGCCATCGTCAGACTGTAAGTTGCTATCTTTTCAGTGACGGGAGAATGTTTCTCCCGTTTCGGCTTTATCTGAAAAATTCATTTTGTTTTCTCCCTATGTTTTGCAGACCTTGTACGTGACGCCCGTTAGAGCGTTTCGGTTGTTTCTTGCTCTCTTAAAAATAATGAATCTTTATAAAAACTTAAAACTTTAAAATTTTTATATTTATAAATCATGTCTAACGCCTGTCCGGAATCCCATTTAGTATCTCCTAAATGATTATAGCTAATAGTTAATTCTGTTTTTGTATCCCATTCTGCGTTCGCTATAAATAAATCATATAATGTCATATTGTTTCCTCGCTTTCTTGTACTTTGTTTCCTTACATTATGTATTATATACCTATGATAATTATATGTCAAGCATTTATTCGCAATTATCTATAAGATTTTTTCCTATGATTTCTGAATACTCGTCTGTAACGCCTAAAGTGTAAGTTGTATCTACTATAGCTATATTTGACGCTGTTGTAAATGTTGATTCTTTACCTATATAATCTGTTATTGTTATCGAATGTATGTTCGATTCATTAAAATAAGACACGGTTCGTCCAGAATCAGTAAATAACTTTCCAATTTTAAAATCATAAATACCATTTCCGCGCTCTAACTCTGCCGCACCTTTTTGCTTTGATAAGCCGGACACAGTAACATGTAACTTGTTATCTTTGCTATCTATGTATGCGTACTTTTTTGCACCTAGCGTCTTAAATTTTTTATAATTACCGTCTTCATCCCATATCCCTAAATAAAAACGCGTTGCAGTGCCATCCTCGTTTTGACGGTCTGCATAATTGCGATAACGTTGTTTTTTTGCTAATAAGTAATCATTGCGGTCTTTAAAGATTTGTAAATGCTGTTTGCCTATAAATTTTACGCTATCAGTATCTGCATAAACAAAATCCCACCCAACAGCATCTATCATCTTTTGCAACTCCCACCGTGCATTAGCAGTAATATATACCCCCCATTGATAAAGCAAAAATGAATTTTTTGATGTAGAATACTGTGCTATTGATTCTATTAAATCCGGTGTAACTTTAGACCATTCGCCATTATCGTAAACTATTTCATCATGACATATGTCTGTAACCATTGTACCAAAAACAGAATTTAAGCTGTTTTTACTTTTCATATACTCATATTCTTTTCCTTTTATGTCCTTAAGCTGTGTTTTTTTGTCGTAAAACTCTAACATAGTGCTTACTATTGGAGCGGGCAAATAATCTTTTTTCGCCATGTAACCGCATATCCACTCTATACCCTCAAAATGATATTGATTGCATATAATGATAAAGTCTAGTTCCGTGCAAGCATAGGTTACCCATTCAGCAGATAACACGCGCCCGTTGTCGTTTATATACTCTTTACTAAATGATACACAATGCGCAAAGTCTATATATGGCACTGTAACATCGTCATGTACTGTTATAGACTTGAGTGTTACTTGCATAATGATAGCGTTTTGTTTTTTGTTACAATCAGATAATAGTTGTGTAAAGTTTTTTGGTATATACTCTATAAACGGTGTCATAGGGTACAAATCCGAGCATATACATGATGGATAACTTGACACTCTATCCATACTGTAAACGTTGTCTATGATTGCGTCTGCATAATATCTGCTAGCGTGAGTATTTCCTCCGCGAAAAGCTTTTCGCAATAGTGTATATACTTCAGGCGTAGGCATTAGACTTTCGAATAATTCTCTGTAATTTCCGTCCGCTCTGCAAGCTTTGCGCATTTCACGACGAACATATCCGGTCGATGTTAGCGGTATTGTTGCTAATGTGTCATTATAATCATCCATTTTTGACAGTATACATTCTTCAAGTCCTTTTACATCGTTATAATCATATGCTAACTCTGTTCCTGTTTGTGGTGTGTCTGGTGTCCGTACTTTTTTATAATCATATGTGTCTACTAATTTTCGATGAATACAAAATTTTGAATTTTCGCAAAACTTTGTTAAACTCATATTCGATAAAAAATATGAACATCTAAACTCAAAATGAGGGAATGTTTCACGCGAAACATCTAGCCTATTTACTGTTTTTAGATAATCAGATTTTAAACAAGCATTGAATTTTATGACCTTATGGGATTCTCGTGCAAAAAGTGATACGATATATAAAAAATCCTTTACAAACATAAATTCATAAGCTAAATTATGGACATAAATGACTAATTGTTTTGATGCTGATAATTCCAAGTATTCTCCTAGTTTACTTAGAAACTTAGTAAATTCTTCCCACCGTGTGCCAAAACAAACATTTCCTTTGTAACAAAACTGCCAATGGTACATAAATGCATAAGGTTTTTCGCTGTTTATTGTTGTAGTTTCTATATCAAATGTTGCAGGGCTATCTATATAAGCAATAGCCCTTTTTCCTTTTTTTCTGACTGTAGTATAATTCCAATTTATTGCGTTATATGGATAATCGTATACTGTGTAAACTGTTTCATTTTTTGTATATTCTTTCCCATTTTCCGTATAAAATGTTTTTACTACCATAGGCTCCTACCTTTTATATATGTATGCATTGCAGAGCTATATTCTTGCAGTTCTAACTTTATTTCGTTTGCTGACTTTCCCTCTCTATATAATAAATCATATATTTCTATTATATCTTCTGACGGATTGCGCATTTTTAAGCTTTTGTACTCTTGAGAGTGTAAAAAAGCGTAAAAATCTTGATCGTTTAACAATTCTTCTGATACTCCTAAGTTTCTAAGCGCTTGTGTTCGCTCTTGCCTTATCTCTCTTATCCCTGTCAATGTGTGACTTCTTGCCGTTACAAATCGTACAAGCTTCAAGTAAGCACGCTGATTGTACTTATCTGGGTTCCATTCATCCATTTTACCTAAGACATTCAGTACACTTTCTTTCTTATATCCAGCTTTTATGATGCGATCTCTTTGTTTGTTAGCAAGCGGCACTAACTTTTTGTACATGTTGCGCCGCTCTTTTCCGCGCAAAGATAAGAGATAATCTTTGTTATACATTGCGCAAATGCTCGGATGCGAACACCCAAGCTATGCGTTCGTCAATAATTTTTATAGCCCTGTCTAAGTCAAAATCGTATCTATCGATAACTACTGTCACTAATTTTACCGTTTTGTAATTAACGCAAACGGCAAATGTTAAGCCTATAGACCCGTCATCATAAGGGCAAACGCTGTCTAGTAATACATCTTCCCATTTTGTGCGCACTCTATAAGCAATAGCTTTTTCCTTATACTCTTGTAATTTTGTCATGATTATCCCTCCGTTATAATAGCTTTAAATCCGGCACTTTCAAGCGCTACTAACAAATTATGTGCATTTTCGATATTGTGAAAAGCTCCTTTTTGATCGAGCACAGATACACGATAGATCTTAGATTCATCAATCTTTTCGCTTGACGCGTCCAATTCATCATTCTTAGCTTCCGCCTCTGCTCTCGGTTCGCATATACACCGTGTTCCTGTGATGCCGTAAACGATTGCCGCCGCCATTTCATGCGGATTGTAAAAAGCAATATCTTTTTTCGAATTGACAAAACAACATTCGATTAACATCGCGGGCGCTTTTGTCCGGCGTAAAAAGCCTAGCTTCTTGTTGGTTTTTATGCCCCTGTTCTTAAACCCCAACGAACAAATCGCATTAAGCACATTGTCAGCGTAAACACTTGCTTTCGAATCCTCGTCATAAATATATACCTCTGTTCCATTAGCTTCTGAATTGGCGGCAGAATTAAAGTGGATTGAAATATCTAGATCAACCTTGTGTTCGTTGCATTTATTGATAATACGGGTTAAAACATTAGTTTGAGATGTTCCGTCTTCCACCGTGCAATCATAGACTGTGTGACCCATTCTGCGCAACTCGTCAACCACAAGTTCTTTTACGCGCCTATTCTCGAGAGATTCAGAGATAAGCCCTACAGCACCACAAGCTACTTTTCCGTGCGGGTTATGCCCCGCGTGTACATTGATTACCATTTTATTTTCCTCTCTTTCTGATAGACTATTCCTATCTATAATCCATTTTAAACCTACTATATAAAATTGTCAACCAGAACTTTTGTTCATGTATAAGTTATCCACATCGAACAAGTGTTCGTGCTAGGCGGACTAATGGTGTCCGTCTACCGCGGACACTGTTTTTTCGTGTTGTACGAACAACTTTGAAAACTTGTTGAATTGTCTGAAAACTTAAAAATCAATATGCATTATGCACAAAGATTTAGTAGATCTTTGTGCATTTTTACTATTGACAAATTGGAATAGATCAACTTTTAGGTAGCGAATTTAAGATCTGATTTATCGAACATATGTTTGTGTTTTTGGGGAAAACAGTGTCCGCCCTACACGGACTATGTAACTTT